CAGGAGGTATTATTTGTTCGTAACCTGATTCAGCTTGTATGCTTGGTATCATCGCTGATTCATATTACTAAAGAATGCTGATCTAAAGTAAACTTTACCATTTAAGCCGACATCAAAACCTTGTACACTTATTTGATTTGTATTTGTTATTCCTCTAATAACTATACTTTCTGAATTTTCTAATAGAAATGCTCTATCTTCAGTTACATTACCTTTATCATAAATTAAAATTGAACTTCCAGATTTATTATTAATTAATACTTCACTACCTATAAACCCTGATAAGGCAGATAGTGTCATTGATTTACCACTGAAAGTCATGTTAAATGAGTTACATTGGTTTGTATTTACTAATGGATCAGCAGTATTAACACCTGCGCCTGCTGGAGTAAGATTTGGTGTTGGATATGACATATAAATTATTTATTCAACACTTTACATATTTTAATAAATAATTGTATGTCAAGAAGTGAAATATGTCCTGTATCAGGATTTCAAAGTACTAATTTAAATAGCAGAATAGATAGTTTTGATAGACTAGGTGATAGAATATTAAGATCTTTAGGTTACCCATTCGTAAATGTAGAGGTACATAGCGATCAGTTACATGAAAATATTAGTATAGCGATAGAATATTTTACAAAGTTTGCAGGTTATACAAAAGAGTATTTGATATTTGATAGTAATTTATATATCAAAGATTACGGTATCAAGTTAGATGATTTATTTACTTTACAAAATAGCACCGTATCGGGTACTAATACTTTTCAAAAGCAAAAAGATTTAGATACACCTAACCAAGATTTTACTAAAAGAATAACTAACGCAGAAACAGTTTTTACAGCTACAAGTGCAATGCCGAAAAGTCTATTTACAGGTGTGTCTGGTCTATCAAGTATTTTAAGTGATGGTATACAAGAAGGTGATTTATTTAACGAACCTTTTTATACTGCTATAGTAACGTCAGTAAGTGGTTTAAGTTCTAATTTTAGAGCTCAGGTTAAAAATAATTTTACAATCCAAGGTTCATTAACTTCAGGTGAGCAAAAATATGAAGGTATTTCATATGTTAATAGTTTTGATTATGATACAATGGATTATAGAAAGGTTATTGATATTACTGATTTTGAAGAAGGTTCAACTACAGGTATTAATACTTTATTTACAATTGAACAAACTTTAGCACAGCAAACTTATTTTAGTTATGCAATGGGTAATTATGGTTTTGATCTAATAAGCTGGTATACTTTAAAAAATTGGTTAGAGACTAGAGAGAAAATGTTAGCTACGAGAAGATCATTTTCATTTGATCCGAGAACACAAATATTAAGAATGTACCCACAACCGAACTCAAACGATAGTAATACAAGATTTTATGGCGTAGTTAGCTGTTACGTAGAAAGACCTATAAGGGACGTTGTAAAAGAATTATGGGTTTACCAATATGCTTTAGCTCTTACAAAAATAGTAGTTGGAAGAGTTAGAGGTAAATATACTGGTACCAATTTATTTGGTGGTGGAAGTATTAATGCTGAATTGCTTCAAGAAGGTATTACAGAGAAAGCTAATTTAGAAGAGCAACTATATACAGGAGCTCCTGGCCAAGGAGATGCAGATCCACCTTTATTCTTTGTTGGTTAATTACTTAGCTTCAAAAACTTCTATTAGTTTCTGTATAACTCCGCTTACATCGTTAACATCGATAGGCTCTTCACTAGTTTTAGTTGATGAAGTAGTTGTAGATGTCTCTGATTCATAATCACCATAAACATCATCTTCATCATCTTCAATAGTTAAATCTATTTCTGGTTCTTCTTCAACTGTAGATGTATTAAATGATTGTTTAACTATACCTATATCTGCTAATATAATAGATAATAATTGATTAGTATAATATTCTTCTTTACTTCTACCAACAAAGTCTATAATTTCACTCTGTGTAAATTTACCTTTTAACTCTTTAATAGGATCATTATAACTACCATAGCATAAATGAGCAACATACTTTATAGTTATCTCAGCTGAGTCTTTTATAAGATAGTATGCACCTTTTTTATTTATAGTTACCCCTGTATCTGGTTTTTCGAAAGCTATTTTAGCAGGTCTTAATAAATTTTTTTGTCTAATTCCCGAATTCTTAATGATTTTTTCTTCAAATGTCATAACTATATTTATAAGGCTTAAAATTAAAAAAGACAGAAGATATCGTCAAGGACTATTCAAACCTACAAATCCTAAGAAATTTATAGGTAAAAGTTACCCTGTTTATAGGTCAGGGTGGGAGTTAAAATTTTTTAGATGGGCTGATGTAAATGAAAATATATTAGCTTGGGGTAGTGAAAATATTATAATACCTTACCTCAATCCTTTAGATAATAAGGTTCATAGATATTTTATTGATAATTTTATTGTCTTTAAAGGTAAAGATGGTAATAAAAATAAATTTTTAATTGAAATAAAACCAAGTAAACAAACTATTAAACCTGTTAAAACTAAATTTAAAAAGCAAAAAACATTAATATACGAACAGAAAACTTATGTTCAAAATATGGCTAAATGGAAAGCAGCTAATGAATGGGCTAAGAAGAAAGGTTATAAATTTTTAATTATAACTGAGAAAGAACTAAATATTAAATGGAAATAAAATAAAACGCTATAAATAATATTATGGGATTAAACTTAATAGTAGAAACGCCAGCTCCTAAAGAGGAGTTTGAGTATGTTATCGAAGAAGGCAATTCAAAAGAAAATCAAAATTTCTTTATTAAAGGACCATACATGATGGCTGAAGGTGTTAATCGTAACAAAAGAATTTATCCATTGGAAGAGATGCAACGCGAAGTTAAACGTTACCAAAACTTTATGGTTAAAACAGGAAGAGCAATGGGTGAATTAAATCATCCTACAACAGCTGATGTTGATTTAGAAAGAGCTTGTCATTTAGTAACTGAATTATCTCAAGATGGTAATGTTTTTTACGGTAAAAGTAAAGTTTTATCAACACCCACTGGTATGATTGTTAGAAGTTTAATTAACGATGGTGTTAGAGTAGGTATGAGCTCTAGAGCTTTAGGCCAACTTATACCAGAATCGGGTGAAGAAGGTGTTAATCGTGTAAAAGATTTTAAATTAGTAGCTATTGATTGTGTTGCTGATCCGTCATTTCCTAAAGCATTCGTTAATGGTATATTAGAGAGTAAACAATATGTAGTTAACAAATACGGTCAATATGAAGAAATGTATGATAATTTTGAAAAAAATATCAGTACTATGCCTTTAAAAAATAAAGATAAGTTTTTAAAGGATAATATTATTAAATTTCTAAAAACGTTATAAATATTATTATGTCTTTAAAAGTAAATACGGAAATAAAGAAAATGGTGTCGAATATTATTGATCGCAACTATAAAAAAGCAAGCGATAATTTATCTAACATAATCGACAAGAAAATGGAACAAAAAATTATAAATAATAATATAAAAGCATTTTAATTATGGATATCAAACAAATATTATCAGAAGCTACAGACGGTGCTCTTAATGAAGAAGTACTTTCTGAGATTGAAAACGTTTTCGAACAGAAAGTAAACGAAAAGGTGTCAATTCACGTTGAGCAAGCATTAAATGAGCAAGATGAATTATACACAGAGAAGCTTAAAGAGCTAGTAGAAAAAATAGATACTGACCATACTGCTAAATTAGAAAGAGTTGTAGAAGCTATTGACAAGGATCGTACAGAGAAATTGAAGATGGTTATCGAAAAATATGAGTCTGAACTTAATGAAGATGCAGAAAAATTTCAAACATCATTAGTAGAAAGTATTTCTGATTATATTGATGTTTATCTAGAAGAAAAAATTCCAGTTGAGTCAGTTCAAGAAGCTGTGAAAAATACAAAAGCTAGAAAAATTTTAGAGAGTTTGAGAAATCATTTAGCTGTTGATAGTGCTTTAGAAAAAGAAAGCATTAAAGAAGCAGTTATTGATGGTCATAACCAAATTAATGAAGCTTCAAAGAAGCTTGAGTCTGTCGCAAATGAAAATACAGTATTAAAAGAAGAGTTAGATACAGTTAAATCTAATCTACTCATCGAACAAAAAACTGCAGGCTTAGATAAAAGAGCAAAATCATATATGCGTAAAGTATTGAAAGATAAAGGATCAGAATATATTGCTGAGAATTTTGATTATACTTTAAAGCTCTTTAATAAGAAAGAAAAAGACAGGCTCGAGACATTGAAAGAAGAAGCTTTGAGTACTAGAGATAACGTCGATAGGGTTATTTATGAGGATACTACTACACAAGAAGTTGTATCTGAAAGCGCAGATTCACCTTATCTAGACGAATTAAGTAAGTACTAAGACTTTTTTTACATAAGTTTAGGCTTTCCTGAGTTACCTGGTTTTATACCTTGGGGTCGATATATAAAGGAAAATTACAATTATGAATTCAATTAGACCTACACAGGCTTATATAGATGAATCAAGAGCAGCTCAACTTTTAGAGAAATGGGCTCCTGTATTGGATTACACTTCAAAATCAGTTGCAGCTATCGAAGATAGTCATACTCGTTTGAATACTGCTATGTTGTTGGAAAACCAAGAAACATGGTGCTTGAAAGAAGCTGGACCTAACTATTCACCTACATCCACAAATGCTGCTGGACGTAACGGTGCTTTAGGTAATGCCTCTTCAATCGGTGCTGGTACAAATGTTGGTGGTACTCCAGGAACAGACTCATATGCAACTGGTGACTTCCGTCTTCCAAAGATCTTGATTCCGATGATTAGACGTAC